GGATAGCAGCGATGCAAGCTGAAGCATAAATAATGGATTGCACGGGGAAAGTTACAGCAGAACCTTGGTTGGCATATTTCTTGAGAATCCTATACTTAGGATTACAAGAAATAGGATCAATAAGATAACGTGATCTTATTGAATGCAGAGTTGAAAGAAGCTTAGGATTTCTCCTAAAGAATCTCTCTACAGTCCAGCACGATAATCTATCACTCGCTGAGGATAGATCCATAGATACGCTAAGGCCGTCTCGCGACGACCGTAGTGCAGCTAGGCGTGATGGTTCCTGCGACCGAAAGTCAACACAAAGTCTGAGAGGCTTCGGAAGATTTTCACGAAGCCACATCAGAACCGCCTGTTGGCAGTACTGATGGTAACTCGGCTCACTAGCAATTAACCTAGGCTTAACAGGAGTCTTCGGCACGGCGATAAGCCGTGCAGGATGCTCATGGTTAACATAGGCATTGTTAGTCTGTCCCTGCAAGAAATTGTATGATGCAAAAACATCATACGGAAAGTAAGCATCGAGCTTACTAGGCCAGTAAGGAAAAGGAAACTTATCCGAACCGGTCTTCTTGTCAGATACAGCGCCAGGTCCATGGTGGGGCATGAGGTTGAAAGTATCTATTTCCGGAAAGGACGCGGATATAACATCCGATACTTTCTGAAAGATAGAAGAAAGCTTCCTATTGGAAGCCATTTCAACATCATCGCAGAAGGACAGATGAAGTCCATCCTCAAGGTGGTCATTAGACCAGTCAAGAGTTGGGTTCCTCATTTGATCCTCTATCTTGTGAAACTCTGCAACGGCATCAAGGATTTTGTCCTTGGGACATTGTGCATTAACCTTCTTAAACATATAGCAGAACTGCCGTATGAAGAAGATAGAGTTAATGCAAGGGTCACATAAGATCTCACCAGTAGCTAGATTGAAGACATTCCTCAAAAGGAAATGAAGGGGAAACATATGACCAGTTTTAATCCTGGTTGTATGGAACCATTCATTGGAAAGGCCTTTATCAAAGGCTTTACCATAAGCTGGCATAACATCATAAAAGATGTCAAAACCAACGTCTTCAATCAAATATTGAGTTTGCAATTTAGCAAAATCAATATCCTGCTTATGGTCTCTGCTCCAAGTTTCTACATCCGTTAGGACCGAGACAAGGAGGTTGAGACCTGATAGCTTTGACAATGCTAGCTCCTTTTCTAAAAGGGAGCCTGGCTTTTATTGGGCCAGGCGTTGCAAAGCGATCGGTGAGTGAACCTTCGGAATTTGTACCTTGCGTTACCACATCATAACAACATAGCTGTGAATTTTCACAGGCATGTATGATTATGGTGCTAACCGCAAGTACAGCAATACCATAAGGTGTCATGTCGCAAATTACGATTCGCGACCGAGCATCTTAGTGGTAAAGACTGACTCACTGTAGACGGACAAAAAGGCCGCCTGAACAGTCTGAGACAGGACGAGATCCTGATAGGTGGTATCAGTACGCATGACTCCCCAAGAGGAGACACTGCGAATGATAGCACCAGTTTCCGAGTCGATGTAATCAACGGTGTATTTCATAAGATGAGATTCACCGAGATTCTTCTTCGTCGGCAGGGTATGCTTGATCCAGATAGTATGTTTCATGGATCCAGCATTATCGTCCAGAAAGTATTCCGAAGAATAGCCATCCTGGTTGATCTTCTTCAGTACCTTAGCGGTACCGTCGTAGTTCACTTGGATAGAGTCACCAATCATTTCAGGTCCTTAACTAACGTCATCACGACGTTTGTTGGCTCACGACCCGACACTTCGAAGTGAACGGGCCGTTAGTAGAGATCCTATTATTGCCTGCATATGCGGTGTCCAAATTGGACGATAAGTATATGAAGGCGTAGGATTGGTGTATGCAGATCTCAAACGCGTCGTCTTTGTACTAACGGCAGTCTTGGCTGAAAGCCCAGATGTGCCGTTGTCAGGACTTATTGTCCTAGTCGTCCGTGTTTCCGACATCACACACATATGCTGGACGGTATAAGAAATACCACCAGTATTTGCAGCGATTAAATCAGAAACATTGACGAAATAGTCAACAAGCCATGACCATGGGAGAATCTCCCAGATGGTTGCAGCAGGTACACCGGTTAAACCGAGTGCCCGCCAAAACTCATCAGTACGAAGAGTCTGCCGATCGGGAAGAGGCTTAGTAAGCCGCGTTTTCGCGGAATACCAAGTTTTCACCGAAGTCTTAGTGTTAACTGTGGCCGTAAGAGGTCCACGGTTCTCACTACCGTCCACGAGGGTTACCCCGTAAGGACGTGCAGATGACGTGTTCTTTCCCAGTTTACGGGAAACAGACCCGTTCCCCATCTGACGAAGATGTTCTAATCTCGTGTCGACAATGTCGGACAAGCTTAGCATCGACTTCAGATCGGAGAATAAAGGTTTCCAACCAAAGGAATAGGCTAAGTAACCACCAGCGACATCAGAGGGTTTGATGTGTTTTGAAAGCACACGACCCATTTGATGTAGCATCTCAGGAAACTCCCGTAGTTCAAAAATGAACGCAGGGAGATCGATGGATGCAACGTTAGGGTTAAGATTAGCCAGGGCTGCGGTAGCATCATAGACGGGATTATTGTCTAAGATGTCGTCGAGTCCTTGGACGAGAGTTGCGCTTGAAGCCCATTCAGGGTTCCAACCGTTAAATCGTCGCATAGTCCCCAATATGGACACTTCAGTAGTTCCGGTGATATCTAAAGTAGAATCAACGGAGGCTTTGAGATGCCATAATGGATGGTCTGGATACGGGTATGGATCTACATAATCATTCATACGAGATATATGAGCTTCATATGTCGCTGGAGGCAGTCCACCTGGAAAGATGGAACCGTCATGCCATAAGACATCATAACCTCCCGAGTAGATTAATCCACTCGATTGGTAACGCTCTCTATATCCCATGATATGATTCTCTACTAAGGGGTCAACATGAAAGGTACGAAAGTACCTCGGGC